CGAAAATATCGGTTCCATTCTCACCGAACAACTACTTGTCTATCCAAGCCTGCGAGTCGAGATGAAGGTCACACCTTCAATTCTGACCTCCTCGAGCTTGACTGGCAATCCCTCCACTCCCGAACGCTTCACTGGTGAGGTGATGCCGGTTCGGGTGCATCGTAGGGACGTCCTGGACGACGTTGTCTTTCGCGGCCCAGCCGTTTCACTTCAACGAAACGGCCAGTTGATGGGCTCTGTCCTTTCTTTCCCTTTCCTATGTCTCGCGAATCTTTTCGCGTACGTAATGTCTCTCCCTGACCGGGATGAGATACTCGTTTCTCGAGCAAGGATGGATCGTCTCGCCGTTTTAATTAACGGAGACGATATCCTCTTTCGTTCAAATGACGAGCATTACGCGCGATGGACTCAAGAAACCCAACGGGTGGGGTTCTCCCTATCCGTCGGAAAGAATTTCCGACATCCCCGGTTCTTCACCGTCAACTCTGTTCCACTGGAATACCTCCCGCCCCCCTCACCACTTTCCTTTTGGAAACCTTGGTCGTGGGCGGATATGGAGTCATCCACCATTCCTTGGAAGCCTTCCAGCGTTCCCACCATTAACCTCGGTGGCTTTCTGAACGTTGGTCTACTTACGGGAGTTGCGAAACTCACCGGTCGGGAGGAACTCGGTAACCTACCCCTTTCGGGGTGGCATTCCGGTTCTGTCCTATCGGCGCTTCATCCGGCCCAGGCCCACAAGTGGTTTCTCAAATATCACCGTAAGGAGATAGAGAGTCAAACCACATTCGGCCCCGTCGTGTTGAACATTTTCGCACATGTTCTTCTCGGGGGACTCGGTTTTACCGTGCCTCCCGGGATTGATCCCCGTTTCTCGCCTGCCCAACGGCGGCTCGCGCGTGCCCTTTTCCTTTCGTGCATGTCATCCTACGAAGGACCTGAGAAGAATTTCTCGCACGACTCCCTGGTCTACCTAACATCAAAGACTATGGGGGTCCCCCTTTCCGGGCGAAAACCAACACGAGTGCTAGTGGAGCTTTTTCCCCATGGGACACCTCTCCCCGAGGGATACAGCCCCTTCGTCGATCATTCTACCGTCAGTTCAATCCCTCTCTCTCGTTCCACTCGAGCTATGCTCAAGGCTACAAAGATGAGGAGTATCGCTGAAGGATTTGCGAATATCAACGAGGCAACTGAGCCGATCGACCCCGATACACTGGACTTCTTCCGCTATCCCACCTTGCAGGAAGTAACCATTGTTCGTTGTCGACTTTCGAACCGCCAACTTCGAAGATTAACTCGGCAGTACGGTGACACCATTGATCTCCACCCTTTGGAGAGTATGATGGATTTCCCGTTCATTCCAGTTCGTGTTCATCGCGTGGGGTACGTAAACGGTCAGCCACTTCCTGTGGTTCCCGTCTACTCTCCCCCGAACGTTTTTCAGGACGTTCCTCCGACCTTACCCGAGTCCGAACCTTTCCTGTTCCCCTTCGCAGGGGTTCAAGATTGGTCGGACCCGGATGTCGAGATGCGAATCCCAGAGTTCTCACCGCCTCTGGACGATTGGGAAG